TTACGTATTATTCGTACCTTCCTTATTTTTACTGTGGGACATATTTGGGACAGAAGTACCAAAAATCGAGTCAATTTGTCGAGCATGTTCAGTCAGGTGATTTGGTGCCAGATGAGCATATCTGCGAACCATTTCGATAGACTCCCAGCCACCCATTTCCTGCAATACCGAAATCGGAACGCCAGCCTGAACTAACCAACTTGCCCACGTGTGCCTCAGGTCATGAAAACGGAAGTCTTCAATGCCCGCTCGTTTTAATGCTGCCCTCCATGCAGTATTAGCGTCATAGCGCATCTTCCTCACTACAGGTGATTTAGTTCCGTCTGGTTTGGTGCTGCTTTCCTTGTAGACGAACACCCATTTGTGATGATTGCCGATTTGCTTTTTCAGCACCCGGCAAGCGGTATCATTCAGCGCCACTCCAATGGCATGATTAGACTTGCTTTGTTCCGGGTGTATCCATGCCACCTTTCGTTGCATGTCTATCTGCTGCCACTCCAGATTGATAATGTTAGACCGCCTTAAGCCAGTAGAAAGCGCAAACTCTACGACTGACTTTAGCGGTTCCGGGCATTCATCAATCAACCTTTTTGCCTCGTGAGGCTCAAGCCAGCGGATACGCTTATTTTTCGGCTGAGGAACTTTGATGATCGGAGCCTTATCCAACATCTTCCATTCGCGTTCAGCAGCCCGGAGGAGTGCCTTAATGAATGAAAGGTGAGTTGCTTTTGTGGCTACTGCTGCCGGCTTAGGCTTGAATACCGGAGGCTGCTTCCCATTCTTCCTGCAAGCTTCATCCATTAACTTCCAGTTTTCCTCATGCCGCCGATTAGTCATCTTCTGGATGGCGGAGTAAATCTTCGTCTCGGTAATATCCTTCAACTGCATCCCTGCAAAATGCTGGAGCCAGAATCCTATCCGACTCTTGTCATCATCCAGCGACTTCTTATGCGCCTTCTCCTCTAACCACCTGACACAGGCCTCCTCAAAAGTCATGTCAGGCGTCTCTCCTAATTTATTTACCCTCCATGCTTCTGCCTTCAGCTTGTCATGAAGCTCTGTGGCCTGCCTTTTGTCCTTTGTCCCAAGAGATTGCTTAAATCTTTTGCCGTTCGGCAATGTGAAACTGGCGTACCATGTTTCACCTCTGCGGAATAGTGACATTTCAGTTCCTCTGTTATGTCATCACCCGCGCTCACCTGGACAGTATGCAGCGGAGACTGAAGCGCCGCAATGCAGGCTTGTCGTGTGGTGAGGTAAGGGGATTTCGGTTTGGTGGGGTCTTTACGTGTTGCCTGTAGTCGGCCTGTGCGAATCCAGTTGGTGGCGGTAGGTCTGGATATCTTGAGAAATGCACAGGCCTCATCGAGTGTGAGGCTGTGTGATTCCATAGTTACTCCTGGTCAGAAAGAAGCTCTTTTATCCATTTATATGTTTTTGGTGCTCGCTTATCTGGCCTCTTAAGCTCAAACTTAAGCAGAGCAATAAGTGAATCCCACTCACGTAAAATCGGAGAAAACCGCTTTACCTTTTTCGCTATGAGCGGAAAGCTATCTTTAATTTCAGGTATTTCATCTACGAGCATCATGCATCTTCGCAAATCTGCAGGGTCGCTTGGTGCGTCAAACCGTCCGTGGTAGAAGTTCTTTTCCAGCCCAAGAGCAATAGAAGCCATAGTTGCGCTACTTATGCCAACGTGGCCTTTCGTTTGCCACTTCAATACCTTCATTGCTAAATCAGACATCATTCACTCCATAAAAAAACCCGCCGTAGCGAGTTCAGATAAAAAAATCCCCGCGAGTGCGAGGATTGTTATTTTTGCGGTGGTTCTGGTAGCGGCATCCAGTGGGTTACACCGATAATTTCCATACCCTCCCAATAGTCAAAGAACCCATCATCGTCGTATGTAGCAACGAACATCCCCTGACCCAGACATTTTCCGGTAAAAATTGCGATGGGTTTAGATTCATCATTATCTGGCATTCGCTCATTACAGCTTATCCAACCATCCGGAGTTACCGGAGAGTTGCCATTCACATCGAAATTTGGCTTTGCGTCCTGAACCAGAAGGATGTAACCGTTCTTAGCTGAATCAAGTTCTGATACCTCGGTGACAGTACCGAAATATCGATTCCCGGCATCAGCATCACAAGTGCTTACATCGACGGATACTTCCATGCCTACGATTAATTCTGGCAAATTGTAAGTTTGGCTTACAGGTTCACCACCTTGAAGCATGGCGGTACGACAGGCATTCCATGCTCTCATTGCAAGAGTTGCCCGGTCCTCCTTCGCCATTCCGTTGATTTGCACAAAGTTGCATGCGGTGGAAAAGTTCATTTTTTCAGGCACTACCGGCGCTGGCGCTGCGGAGTAGAAATAAGGCCTGATAATCCACTTTTTATTCCAGAAATCCCGAGTTTTCTCAGCTTCCTCAAGTGTTGCAACACTACAGCCAACCTTTCCGCACTCTTTGATGACGTGGTATCCGGCTGGCTCCGCGCTATCAGCCTTGCGGCGTTCCTGTAGCTCGCGCAGGGCCGCTGCAACATAATGGCTATTGTGCTGCTCAGCCCACTGAATGAGCCGAATCAGTGTTGCATTTGAAACGAGTTCGTCTGTTAGTTTGTTATTCATCTCCGAACAATTCCTCGTATTTAATAAACTCACCAAAACACTGCAATTCAGCGCCAGCCAGGAAATAACCTAACGCCTCGGCTCTATCTGTATCTTTATTGAATGATGCAAGCGGGTAGCGCTCGTAGAATTTATTAATAAGCTCAGCGATTTTTAATTCTTGTTTATCAGCGTCCAGCGATGCCAGCGCGATACGCGCCAGTTCCATTTGTTCGCCACGGGTAAGCCCGTTTTCAAGCGGACTTTTAATGAACAATTCGATACGTTCTTTGGTGATAGTGGTCATGGGTTAGTCCTTATTCACATAAACCGTAACGGGAAGAACACACAGCCGTGTCAAGGCTCGCTTTTACGAGGTCATAGACCTTGCCGCCTCGTCCTGTTTTGGCCCATTCAACAACATCCAGCGCAGACGGCGCACCCATTCCACCGCGCGGACCGTAGAAACCAGACCATTCGATTCGCTGAACGTCAGGTTCAAGTCCATGCAACCTGACTTCCTGTCCGAGGTTTACCGGATACCGCTTGCGCATCGCTATTTCTTCCCCTGTGAACTCATCCTCATCAAACCAGGTGACTTCCCTAATGCCTAACTGAGAGCGCATCCACGCCTGACTTTCAGTTCCCACGCTCATCCAGTGTACCCAGCGGGACGCGAGACGAACCTTTTTTTCCCATGCGTGATGCTTTTCGATATGCTCAGGCCATCGTGCGGCGGTTTGCGCGATTTCCTCTTTCGTGCATAAAATACAGTTCATACATCCGACCCGGTCAGCCCCCTGCAAATAAAGTGGGTTAGGCTTAATACCGAAATATTTATGCAGCGCGAATACGTCAGTCGCCGTCCATTTGTGGATTGGCAGGAAGTTATAGAGGAAGTCCGGGTCACGTTCATCACACGCAAATCTTGCGTAACCGGCACGTTTGTCGGACTCATCTGCACGCACGCCAGACCACTGAACGACTACCTCTCCATCATCAAGAAGTGGCTTTATTGCAGCATCGAACGCAATCTGAATTTTCAGTTCTTCAGTACAAAAACGGTCGCGCATCATCGGGAATTTTCCATGCAACAGGGCCGCATCCAGGAATGAATTGCCGCTTGGACGCATGACCGACAGCGCAGCTTCTAGCGGTGTTTCAAACTCAATTCCCCACCGTTCGGCGGTACGCTGCCATGCCTGGCCGAACTTAGTATCCGACCGGGCGAGAGATGGCATAACCACGCCGCGATAGGCACCCATACGGATAGGCTGACACTGCGTCCATCGCTTAATCAGGGATTGGCGGCGGCGTTCAAACTCAGATTCAGTGTAAACGCGCTTAACTATCTGCACCGGCTTACAACCAATTTGATGATGAATATTTCGTGCAAAATCAACGGTCAATTCATGTTCATTGTCTGTATCTGCCATTACGTTTTGTACGCGGTCGCCGAACAGATGGTTAGCAATCGCCGCCGTGGTGGTGCTGTCCTTTCCAGCAGAAAAATTCACAATAATTTTGTGGTCGTCCGGAATACGAAATTCAGTGAGATAACGGTTATAGGCCAACTCAATTTCACGAATCATCATGCTGATATCTGAAGGGACGATTATTGCTGCGTTAGCGCTCATGCTCACTCCCCCTTAACCTTGATGCCAGCGGTGCGTATTTCGTGTATCGCATTGTCATTACCAGCACACCAACCCTCGGCATAATCCCGGCTGAATCCGCTCATGTGCATGACTTCTCCAACGCTGAGTTTTGACAGGTTGACCTCCCGCGCCTCCAGTTCTGCTATGCGCTGGCGTAACGCTGTAATTTCCACCTCAGCAGCATCTGCGTAATGAACGTTTTCATGCTCAAGTGGTGGTAAATCTGGCGTAACGACACCAAAAAGTTTTGCCAGCGCCCGGTAGTTCAGTTCGCTGTGATAACGACCTTTGCAGCGAACCAGTTTTTCAGCAGCAGCTACAATCGCGCTTTGTTCTGCCATGCTGCGTTCTGCGGCTTCAAGCTTCTCGTAGAGAACATCCCAGCTTGTCGAGTTATCCAGAACCAGCTTTGTAACTCGCTCTTCACGTGATTTGTAATGCTCCAGCTCATCCAGCAGCGCCAGCACATCCGGGTCGCTAACATCAACTACTGTTACGCGCGATTTTTCGTAATGCTCGTCAGCAAAAGTACGACCAAATTTGAAATATCCATCATCACCCTCTCCCTTGCAGCCGTAAGTAATTCGACTGGCAGACATTCGCTGGATTGTCATTTCCTCGCCGCAAATATGGCATTTAGGTACAGGTTTTGGTGAATAGCGCTCACGTAGCACCTCTTTGTCGATGTTGCTCATTTGGCTGTCTCCGGTGGATAACAAATATCGTCGAAATATTTTTCTGCTACGCGCATGTTGAAGTGATCGAGATTCATCTCCTTCACCTGGAGTTTTGCCCCAACAATGCCTGTGCATCGATTGACGTAATCCCGGTTTTCTGGGGATTCCGTTACCCACTCCATAAGGTCTTCGGTGACACTTTTTAAGCAACGTAAAGCGCAGTCCAAATCAGTAAAATGCTGAGCATCAGTGATGCAGGAAACGACATAATACGTGGTGATTTTTGGCCCATCAGCGCGTCGTTTAAGCTCTCTTTCGATTGCGTTTTTCAGATCAACCAGTTCATGGTCATTTAGTTTGTCGATGTTGCTCATTGGGCTGCTCCTTTGCGAAGATGGGCGACCCATTCTTCAATCGATTTCTCCGCGTATTCACCTGACAAACCGTCAGCCGCTGGTAGTGGGTCATTGGATAAATCCTCTTTCGCCGACAAAATCATGCGTGTTACGTCGAGAACTTCTGATACAGGTTTATTGAGGAATCCGTGATTGAATGCGGCGGCTAAGCGGCTGGCGGCATAGTTGATGCCCTCGTTACGAGCACTAGCCCGCACCTCAGCCAGAAAGGCGTCTGTCGCCGGGGTCTCAGTGAAATCGTCTACCCACGTATCGCCAACGTCCTCGCACTCGTGACGACAATAATCGTTGAATTCGACCTCTGATTTTTTCAGTGCCCCATTCTCCACCACCAGTGCCGCGCATTTCGCCTCCAGTTCCCGATAATCCGACGCCAGCACCAGATCCACACAGAACGATTCAGACTGTACCGGTGGGGATAAATCTGATGGGGATGCGGTGTAAATTTTTACCTGTTGCATTTATCTTTCCTCATTATCGCATTCAAATATTTATTCTCGTTAATAGAAGGAAATGAATTGCGCTGCAATAATTCCTCGCGTGTAGGCATTGGTTTAAATTTCATCCTAATAATAAGTTCAGCGGGTAGAATTTCTGGGTTGTAAGAAACGCCTCTCATGATTTGCTCTCCACAAAGTCGTTAACCGCTTTACTCAGTGACAGACTAAGCGTCTCGATATGCTGTTGTAGCGCCTGAAATGATTGCGCTTCTGACGCCAGAATTTCGCGGTGGCATAACTCTTTAACCAGATGCTCAAACTTGCTGTAGTAACCGCAACGCACAAGGACTTCATTACCGTAATTTTTGCTTTTTTCGTCAGTTACTTTCTTCTTCTCGCTGAGAATAAGGTCGTGTTTGGTTCCGGTAATTACGTATTTACCGAGGTCGATATTTAATTTCATGAGTTATTCCTCAGTTATTGCTAATCATCCCGTAACGTGAGCGGTAATTACGCAGGCGCGGGTCTATTTCAATGAATTTTGTATATGTTGCTTTGCGGAATGGTCGTATTGATGTCTGCCTGATGAGTTCTTTTTCGTTACGCTCAGCTAGCCAGATTGAATTGCGAAAATCTCTTTCTGCTTTCGTTTCCTGCGGTAGCGACATTATCAGGTCGTAGTTTTTTCTGAATTTATCCAGCACCTCCGAGACGGAATTGCCGGAACATCGGCGCGGGTCATCCGCACCATACATAGGCGCTGGCATGTTTTCACCTGGTGATTATTTAGCTAACTTTTTCCAGATTGCTGAAACGTATTTGGCTTGGTGAATGGCATCATCAAGCGCGTTGTGTCGAGTTCCTTCGAATGGCATATCTCGTTTAGGGTCGAACCCAATTGCCTTTCCAAGCTCGACGATGGTTCGGACGTCGCGGTCATTCCACCACTGCCAGGGCGCTTGGTGCCCGGCCAGAGCATAACTATTTCGTAGAATCACACAGTCAAATGATGCGCCATTTCCCCAAACCTGAACGAATTTAGGGTTGGCGTGCTTTGCGATAAAGTCTGATAACCATGAAAGAGCCGTTGAAAGCTCTTGAGTGTCATTGGTTAGCGATTTTCTGGCATCTTCTCCCTGTTCCATCCACCATAAAATGGTTGAAGCATCAGGACGCGCCCGGTATCGCATTGATGACTCGAGCGAGATATTAACCGAGAAGTCTTCTCCTGTTTCTCCAGTTTTCAGATCAAAGAATACTGCCCCAATCGAAATAACGGGCGCGTATGGCCCGTTGCCCATTGTTTCAAGGTCAACCATTAAATGATTCATGTAAGTCCTTAAATTGCGTGAATAGCGTGACGAGGGAAGGGGAGAGTTACTGGTGCAAAGGGTATATCATCATCAAAATCCATCGGTGGCTCGTTATGTTGTGTTGGTGATGGTTGCTGCTGTGGTTTCTGTGACTGCCTGTCGGCTGCTTGTTGTTTGTTGTCGCCAGTGCCTCCAAGCATTTGCATCACACCATTAATTCCAACATTAATCTCAGTGGTGTAGCGGTCTTGCCCTGTCTGGTCTTGCCACTTTCTGGTTCTCAGCATTCCCTCGAAATAAACCTGATCACCTTTTTTCACATACTGCCCTACGACTTCAGCAAGTTTCCCGACTACGGCAACACGATGCCATTCAGTCTGCTCCTTTTGTTCGCCAGTCTGTTTATCTCGCCACTGCTCTGATGTAGCGACTGTCAGGTTAGCGAACGCCGTCCCTGATGGTGAATAACGAACCTCCGGGTCTTGTCCGACCCGGCCTAAGATGATCACCTTATTTACGCCTCTACTAGCCATTTATGCCGCCTGTTTTAGTTCGTTAACTCTGATGTTCATTACCTGAACGCATTTTGTCTGCGCATCATCGTGACCAGCCAATAATTGCCAGTCATGCTGATATCTCTCAATTAGCTTTTTCTTGTCAGTTTCTGTTGCTGCATAATCGCTGAAGTCTTTCAGGATTTGTTCGCAGTCAACCGATGGAGATTTCTGGTTGGTATTTTCTGGTGATGGTTGATTGCATGATGCTGGCATGGCCCAGTCCGGAAGCGATGGAGGGAGCCAGTAAAATCCTGTTCCATCCTTCAGTTTGGCCCTGTGCCATCCTTGTTTCTTATCACTGGATATCTGCGCAAAACCTTCCTCAAGGTTATACAGATACCGACCAATTCCCCACTGAACGGCAGCACGCTTCATTGCGCCGGAGCGACCACCTTTGACGGCTTCTACCTGTGTGTTTTCAGCAGCATCCCATTTGGTTACCCATTCAGAACCAATCTTGATTGATATGCCGCATTCAACGCCACCGTTGTTGGGAATATCGCGATATTCATTGCGCCATCCTGCTTTGCCGCAAACATCGTCCAGGCGTTTCATGATTGCCCTGTTCGTGACATAAGCCAGCACCATAGCCCACACTTTGCCATCGCGTGTTTTACCGCTTTGCTGTATTCGCCATTCGATATCTTCAGCTGCGAACGGTTCATCTAACTGATCCAGATTCATGAGTAATACCCCGCAAATTCATCCCAGCTAATAACCGGATTCTGCCGTTCTGCGGCTAAGTTAATTTGCTGCTCCACTTCCTCCTCAATTTCAGGAGAAATGAGAGCAATAAATTCTTCATCATCAAAATCATGCAACATGACGCGCCTCCCATTCTTCGTCCTGCCACTTATCCCAACCAAGAGCTATTCCGGCAGCCCATGTATAAGCATCAGACATTCCCTGTTTTGTATCCGGAAATACTTTCTCATATAGCTTGTTGAACTCCCTGTTTCCTTGCTGAACAAGAATTGTTCCATTAACAGGCGTAATGGTCATGGCGTGGCACTCCTGGCTGATTAAGAATTTCACCGAGACGTTTCCATCCGGCCCGTAATTTTCTGGTGATACGCTCTAAAAGTGATTCATTAAGGTGTGCGATACCCATGACGGCACCGCCCGCGATAGCAAATGTCATCGTGGGATTCTCCATTTTCATTTATTGGCATAGCTAAAACGCCTCGATATGAAGCGCTGTGGATATGCGATAAAAAAGCCGCCCTGACTGAGAGCGGCAAATAACATCAAGGGATGATTTTTCGATTAACCAGAACGAGTCGTCGTCCTCGTTTGGTTACGAGCGAAATTGCTCACATAGCAGACTCGTAAATCTGCTATCGGTGCTTATTCGCTGACAAATTTGGTAAGACTTTCGTGTAGCGAAACCAAAATTTCATCATCAAACCCATCAAGTAATGCTTGTTCGATAAGTTTGATAATTTCTGATGCCTGCTCTTTATTTATTTCCATCACTCCTCCCCATCGCTTTTAACCCAATCAGGCCATTCTCCGGCCCCGAGGTAAAAGTCAATTATCGAAAGCAATCGTGGATAAAATTTTAGAGCTTTACGACCATCCATCTCAGTAATTTCCTGCTTACTATATTTTCTCCATTCCTCAACTGTGTGGTTCTGGCACCCTGCTCGTACATATTCACCGTTCGTTATACTTATGAAGTATTTCTCACCCAGGATTACGAAAGTGAGATCAGGCAGGTCGGCATCGCACAGGTTGGCACCGCGCAGGTTGGCACCGCGCAGGTTGGCACCGCACAGGTTGGCACCGCACAGGTTGGCACCGCGCAGGTTGGCACCGCGCAGGTTGGCATCGCACAGGTCGGCACCGCGCAGGTTGGCATCGCACAGGTTGGCATCGCACAGGTTGGCACCGCGCAGGTTGGCATCGCACAGGTTGGCACCGCGCAGGTTGGCATCGCACAGGTCGGCACCGCGCAGGTTGGCACCGCGCAGGTTGGCATCGCACAGGTCGGCACCGCGCAGGTTGGCACCGCGCAGGTTGGCATCGCACAGGTCGGCACCGCGCAGGTTGGCATCGCACAGGTCGGCTCTCGATCCGCTCTCACGCATTGAGGTAATCCACACTTTGTGTTCTTCAAGAATCTTCGATAAATCTGCTGAATTCATGTTGTTATTCCTTAAATTTTGGCAATAAAAAAGGCCGCATTGCGACCTGATTAGATGAGAGGTTTGCTGCCTGAATAATTATCTAGCGGTAATTTGCCCGCACTTACGATGACCAGCCGCGTAAAGTGCTACGTCTGGAAGAAGTACAGATCCTCCTTCAACTTCCTTCTGGCGCGTTCCGGCAAGCGAAATGGCTTTGGTAACGCGGTCAATTCTTTTGGCTTTAACTTCCTGAGAAGCATCAGGAGCATCGCAGCCAAAAATTGAATCGATGATATTGCAGATGGTGTCGCGCTCTATGGCTAGCTTTCTGCGCCGCGCATGACGGCGAGCTTTAGCATTGCCAGCGAAGGTTGACTTGCCGTAGGTGATAACCGTCATGATTTTGTCCTCATGTGAAATGGCTTTGGTACTGGCGCCGGAACCTGTCTCAATTTCCGGATTTCAAGTGGCTTCTCAGTCCGGCCCGATCGGTACAGCTAGAGGCCTAAGCTCCACCACACGCCAGTCCAAACCAATCTCGTTTGGTATCTATTCGCGCTTTGTCAGCGCATCATCGAAGTTAAAGAGCGTTGTCTTTCCATTTGGCTACCAGCGTCCTGCTGATGGCTAAAATTTAAGACTTCTTAATTAAATGGTCAAGTGTATTTTTGAAGAAAACTTAAATATTTTATCGTTACTTAAGTTTTTATTTGATTTTTAAAGGAAAATGTAGTGTGAGGGGCGGGTGCCCCTTATGGAAGATTTGCGAGTTTTGCGTCAACAACTACGCCAATGATTTTGCAGTTTCCGTTGATTTCTATCATCGGATATTGTGGGTTTAATGGTTTTAAAAACTTTCGGCCTGCATCCATAACTAATTTTTTGAATGTGGCCTCGTTTTCACCTTCTAATTTTGCAACAACCAGCTTGCCGTTTCTTGGTTCGACTTCGGGATCAACCAGAATTATCATTCCTTCTGGAATGCTTAACCCTGCCGGTGCTGTCATAGAGTCACCTTGGACATCAAGCCAAAATGAATCTTCTGAACAATCTACAGTGGTGTCGTGCCAGTTCTCTATCGCGCGCTTGTGATAAGGTTCTACAGCTTCCATCCATTGCCCTGCGCTTACCCAACTGATAAGAGGGTATGATCCTCTTGGCTCATGCCTACTATGATAGGCAACGTTTGTCTGGCTTAAATCTCCTTTCAGCAAATAGTCAGGGGAGCACTGAAGAGCCTTCGAAAGTGCCAACAGGTTCTCCCCATTTGGCTCAGTCTCAGAGCGCTCCCATTGCGATATTGCAACATTAGACACTCCCACCATCTTACCAAGAGCGGCTTGTCTAATCTTGAGTTTTTTTCTTCGAGCGCGAATACGCTCACCCATCAATTGTGTATTCATAGTTAAGTCATCTTAAATAAACTTGACTAAAGATTCCTTTAGTAGATAATTTAAGTGTTCTTTAATTTCGGAGCGAGTCTATGTACAAGAAAGATGTTATCGACCACTTCGGAACCCAGCGTGCAGTAGCTAAGGCTTTAGGCATTAGCGATGCAGCGGTATCTCAGTGGAAGGAAGTTATCCCAGAGAAAGACGCATACCGATTAGAGATCGTTACAGCTGGCGCCCTGAAGTACCAAGAAAACGCTTATCGCCAAGCGGCGTAAGCAAAACGCTCTTTACCAATCTGAACCGCCGACAACGCGGTAAACCTATTAAACGGATTTGCGTGTATTTGCGAATCCAACTCTATCTAATTTCTAAGGAATATTTTGAATGAACGTAGTTGCAACTAAAAGCAAGAAGGCGGCTCGCATCGAGTCCACCTTACTCAACAAGTTAGCCATGATGGGTCAGAAGACATTCGCTAAAGCTATGGGTGTTCCTGAATACCAGGTAAGCCGATGGAAGAACGGCTTCTTCTCTCAGGTCAGCATGATGCTTGCGGTTCTGGAGTATGGAATCGAAGACGAGGAAATGGCAGAGCTCACCAGGCGGCTTGCTACCTACCTGACAAAAGAAAAAGCCCCGAAGAACGGCGAATTCTTCGAGGCCTGATGTAGAAGGACTGGATCAATCCACAGGAGTAATTATGCCAAAACAACTCAGTCCTGACCAGGACAAATTACACAAAAACATACTACGTGATCGGTTCTTATCCAGCTTCAAACAGCCTGGTCGATTTCGGGCTGAGTTGGAGAAAGTGAAGCTAATACTGAAGAGGAAAGGTCATGAGTAATCTTGCAACAGTAACACCGATAAAACCTCATCTGGAGGTTGTGGAGCATCGCGTGGCAGAACTCGACGATGGCTACACCCGGACTGCAAATACACTGCTGGAAGCTGTCATGCTTTCTGGGCTTACTCAACATCAGCTACTGATTGTTATGGCTGTGTGGCGCAAGACATACGGTTATAACAAAAAAATAGATTGGATCGGAAATGAACAGTTCGCTGAACTCACTGGCATGGCACCAACCAAATGTTCTACCGCCAAAAACGAGCTTATCAGAATGGGGGTTCTCACTCAGGTGGGGCGTCAGGTTGGTATGAATAAAAATATTTCCGAGTGGAAGACGAAGGTTAACGGATTCGGTAAAACATTCACCAAATCGGTAAAACTAACCTTCACCAAATCGGTAAAAACCAATTTACCGAATCAGTCAAACACAAAAGACAATATACAAAAGACAATAAATACAAATACCCCCTTACCCCCTAAAGGGGGATGCGATGAAGGCTCTAAACCTGAAAAGCGAAAACCTACCAAGATTAACTACAGCGAATATATTGCTGCCTACAACGAGATTGTTGGTGACAGACTCCCACATGCAGTGGAGGTCAATTCTGAACGACAACGCAAGTTGAAAAAGCTGATTGATTCACTGGCAACCAAAAACATCGACGGATTCCGGGCATACGTCAAAGCGTTCATGGCAGCAGCCAGACCATTCCATTTCGGTGATAACGACCGTGACTGGGTAGCTAATTTTGATTACCTGCTCCGCCCGAAAGTACTGATAGCAATTCGTGAGGGAACACTATGAGACAGGATATCGAGGCGAGCGTTATCGGTGGCTTGCTGATTGGGGGATTAACACCAACCGCCAGTGACGTTCTGGCAACGCTGGAGCCTGAAGCATTCTCAATTCCGCTCTACCGGAAAGCTTTTGAGGTTATTCGAAAGCAGGCCAGAAACAGGAACCTGATTGATGGACTGATGGTAGCCGAGGAATGCGGGGATGAATACGCAACCGCGGTGATGATGACTGCGCGTTCATGTCCAAGCGCTGCAAACCTGAAAGGTTATGCCGGGATGGTTTCAGACAGTTATCAACGGCGTCAGGTTTTACAGCTACTGGATGAGATGCGGGAGCCAATCAGTAACGGCACGCTGGACGCATCAGGCAGAGCGATGGACGAGCTTGTAAAGCGCCTGTCATCCATCAGGAAGCCGCGTAACGAGGTTAAACCTGTGCGACTGGGGGAAATCATCAATGACTACACTGACACGCTTGACAGGCGTCTGAGGAACGGAGAAGAGTCGGATACCCTGAAGACCGGAATCGAAGAGCTTGACGCTATCACCGGAGGGATGAACGCAGAAGACCTTGTGATTATTGCTGCTCGTCCTGGTATGGGTAAAACCGAACTGGCGCTAAAGATAGCCGAAGGCGTGGCAAGTCGTGTTATTCCTGGTTCCGACGTCCGGCGCGGTGTGTTGATTTTCTCGATGGAAATGAGCGCCATTCAGGTTGTTGAGAGAGGGATTGCCGGCGCAGGAATGATGTCGGTGAGTGTGCTGCGTAACCCATCACGTATGGACGATGAAGGATGGGCGAGAGTTGCAAGTGGGATGAAGTTGCTGGCAGATCTAGATGTGTGGGTAGTTGACGCGTCACGTTTGTCTGTCGAAGAAATCAGGTCCATCGCCGAACGCCACAAGCAGGAGCACCCGAATCTGTCACTGATTATGGCTGACTATCTCGGGCTAATTGAGAAACCAAAAGCGGAACGTAATGACCTCGCAATTGCTCACATCTCCGGTAGCCTGAAAGCGATGGCGAAAGACCTGAAAACTCCTGTTATCTCCCTAAGCCAGCTCTCCCGCGATGTTGAGAAGCGACCAAACAAACGCCCGACAAACGCAGATTTGCGTGATTCAGGAAGCATTGAACAGGATGCAGACTCAATCATCATGCTCTATCGGGAAGCGGTATATGACGAGAACAGTAGCGCCGCACCATTTGCTGAAATCATCGTGACGAAAAACCGTTTTGGCTCGCTTGGTACGGTTTACCAGCGGTTCTGCAACGGACACTTTGTTGGATGTGACCAGAACGAAGCCAGACAGATTTGCACGGCATCAAATGCACCTGCTGGACGCAGAAAGCGATATGCACAAGGGGCTGACGTATGAATAAAAAACAATTAGCCATTCTCGAAAAGGCATGGGATGCACAAATATCATACGCTTTGAAAGAACAGGTACTACCAATAATCCAGACCAAATCGAAAATAGCCAGGCAGTTATGCGATGACGGATTCCTGAATGAAGTTGAGATTACGCACCAGATGGTAACGTTCAAAGGGTATGAGATAAATCATCATGGTATAGCAGCGTATTGCACCCATCTTCCTGATGACGTTGACATTGATGAAATGGAAAGGGAGATGAAGCAATGACCATCTACATCACTGAGCTAATAACAGGCCTGCTGGTAATCGCAGGCCTTTTTATTTGGGGAAGAAGGAAGCATGGTTAATTGGATGCTCGCCGCCATCAAATGCATTGGCGTTGGATGGATTCTTCTGACGTTTTTTATTGTTCTGCGTAGCTACATTAGCCTTGTTAATGGCGGTAAAGACCCATTCTCTATGTTGTTTGGTGCTGCGTTTACCTGGGTACTTATCGGAATTGTACCTGTAGCGATAGCAAAAATGGCGTGGTGTTTTATCAACTAAAAGTGAGAGTAATGATGAAAATATCCGAGATTAACTATTCAGTGATTTTTGACGCGCTTAAAGCGTATTACGAAGTGGAAGAAGATGACTCAGTATGGGAAATATTTAATCAGGCAGATGACCAGATTGAAGAAATCGCTAATGCACTGAAAGTGTTAGGCGAGTGATGGAGAGGAATATGGACGAATCAAGAAAGCAGTTTTTAGAATGGTGGAGACACCCTGAGCAAGAATATCTTCGGAAAAGTTGCGCTGAGGGATGGGGAGAGAAAATATGGTCTGCTTCACGTTCTGCTATTGCGATTGAGTTGCCAGCAAAAAATGATATTTCCAGCGATGACTACTCCATTCCTGACCTGGTTGATTGGGATGATGGAAGAAACGCTGGTATTCAGGAATGCGCAGAAGCCATCCGCGCCGCCGGAATCAAAGTGAAGGAGTGATTTATGTGTGTATATCACCTGAAACAATGCTACGGATGCGGAATGCCTCTTCGGTTTAATGGATTCCAGGGGATTCCTGATGTGACTATGTGTAGTTCTTGTCGGGATAAAGGAATTAAGCCGAGATACGTTTATGTTTATTCCGCCAACAAGATATTGCCGAAGTATGAATACAGCACGGAAATAATGAGGTCAAAAACAAATATCTAACGTGGTATAACGATATGAAAAAACTAACCTTTGAAATTCGATCTCCTGCGCATCAGCAAAACGCCATTCGCGCAGTACAGCAAATCCTTCCAGACCCAACCAAACAAATCGTAGTAACCATTCAGGAACGCAACCGCAGCTTAGACCAAAATCGGAAGCTTTGGGCTTGCCTTGGTGATGTCTCACGTCAGGTTAACTGGCATGGACGATGGCTTGACGCTGAAAGCTGGAAGTGTGTGTTTACCGCAGCCTTAAAGCAGCAGGATGTTGTTCCTAACCTTGCCGGTAATGGCTTTGTGGTAATAGGCCAGTCAACCAGCAGGATGCGTGTAAGCGAATTTGCGGAACTATTAGAGCTTATACAGGCATTCGGTACAGAACGTGGAGTTAAGTGGTCAGATGAAGCCCTGTTAGCGCTGGAATGGAAAGCGAGATGGGGAGACAAAGCGGCATGACTATCAAATCAAACACCCCAGCACAGGACAAGGATTGCTGGCAAACACCGATTTGGCTTTTTGATGCGCTGGATATTGAATTTGGATTCTGGCTGGATTCGGCGGCGAGCGACAAAAACTCTCTATGCGCTCACTGGCTAACTGAGTCCGACGACGCACTCAATTCTGAGTGGATAAGCCACGGTGCAATCTGGAATAACCCACCGTACAGCAATATCAGACCGTGGGTGGAAAAAGCCGCTGATCAGTGCGTACAACAGCGACAGACGGTAGTGATGCTTGTGCCGGAGGATATGTCTGTCGGATGGTTCAGCAAGGCTCTGGAGAGCGTTGACGAAGTTCGCATTATCACTGATGGGCGGATTAATTTTATTGAGCCATCAACAGGACTGGAGAAGAAGGGAAACAACAAAGGCTCCATGCTGCTGATTTGGCGACCGTTCATCAGTCCACGACGGATGTTTACTACCGTATCTAAAGCAGCATTAATGGCGATTGGGCATGGCGTCAGGAGAGCAGCATGAGACGACAGCGACGAAGTATCACCGACATCATCTGCGAAAACTGCAAATACCTTCCAACGAAACGCTCCAGAAATAAACGCAAGCCAATCCCAAAAGAATCTGACGTAAAAACCTTCAACTACACGGCTCACCTGTGGGATATCCGGTGGCTAAGACATCGTGCGAGGAAAATAAGGTGATTGACCCAAATCGAAGTTACGAACAAGAAAGCGTCGAGCGGGCTTTAACGTGCGCTAACTGCGGTCAGAAGCTGCATGTGCTGGAAGTTCACGTGTGTGAGCACTGCTGCACAGAGCTGATGAGCGATCCGAATAGCTCAATGTACGAGGAAGAAGACGATGGCTAAACCAGCGCGAAGACGATGTAAAAACGATGAGTGTCGGGAATGGTTTCATCCTGCATTCGCTAATCAGTGGTGGTGCTCTCCAGAGTGTGGAACCAAGATAGCACTCGAACGACGAAGTAAAGAACGCGAAAAAGCGGAAAAAGCAGCAGAGAAGAAACGACGACGAGAGGAGCAGAAACAGAAAGATAAACTTAAGATTCGAAAACTCGCCTTAAAGCCCCGCAGTTACTGGATTAAACAAGCCCAACAAGCCGTAAACGCCTTCATCAGAGAAAGAGACCGCGACTTACCATGTATCTCGTGCGGAACATTCATGTCCGCTCAGTGGGATGCTGGGCATTACCGGACAACTGCTGCGGCACCTCAACTCAGGTTTGATGAACGCAATATTCACAAGCAATGCGTGGTGTGCAACCAGCACAAAAGCGGAAATCTCGTTCCGTATCGCGTCGAACTGATTAACCGTATCGGGCAAGAAGCAGTAGACGAAATCGAATCAAACCATAACCGCCACCGCTGGACTGTCGAAGAGTGCAAGGCAATCAAGGCGGAGTATCAGCAGAAACTTAAAGACCTGTGTGAAAGCAGAAGTGAGGCAGCATGACTCCATCTATCAAAACCATCCCAGAGTTACTCATTGAGACATACGGAAACCAGACAGAAGTCGCTCGGCGCTTATCGTGCCATCGAAACACAGTCAGGCGTTATCTGTACGACAAAGAAGCCAGGTATCACGCCATCGTTAACGGCGTTTTAATGATTCATCAGGGCGGGAGAGGTGTCTATGACCGTAACCAGCATTAACCAGGCGAAACAACAGCGTGAACGTGACGAAGCTGAATTGCGCAGCGTCAGAGAGATGACGGAGCAACACCAGAAGGCGATGGATTATCTGCATGAGCGAGAGCGTGAACTGGTGAACCGGCTTGGATTGAACAAGACATCGGGAGGCGATGCTGCATGAATCTGGAAAATGTAGTGAAGTTTCACTTCGCAAAATCTACACAGATAAACGATATTCCTCGTGCAACAGCTTTAGAAACGTTAACTGGTACTGATGTGATGGCCGCTATGGGTATGACTCAAAGTCGCGCCTCGTTGGGTTACAGTGCGTTTCTTGGGAAGATGGAAATCAGCAGCAATGACCGTGAGAAAGCTATTGAACTGCTGACTGCCTATGCTCTTAAGCACTGCGATAAGGTTACTGCCTTACGTAAGCTCGAAAATGATATTAAGCCAAAGGTAATGCAAGTTCTCGCAACATTCGCATTTGCTGACTATTCACGAAGCGCTGCCAGTACCAGAACCTGTGATTGCTGCGGCGGTAAGAAGTTTATCGATGCCGAGGTAATGACGATGAAAAGCATCGGGCAGCCGTACCTCTCAGAGCGCAAGGAGACGGTGAAAGTTTTGTGCAATAAGTGCAAAGGGAAAGGGGTTCTGACCAACGCATGCCAGTGCAATGGCAAAGGTGTTGTTATCGATAAAGAGAAAACTATTCTACAAGGAGGCGTCCCTGCATACAAAACATGCAGACGTTGTAATGGGCGAGGATATGCTCGGTTATTGCCTGATAGCGTTCGAAAGTACATCTGCGCAACAGTGATTGATATTCCTGAAACCACATGGCGCAGGTCATATAAGGATTTCTTCGAAAGTCTGGTAGGTGAGTGTATTAAGCAGGAGGAATATGCAAATCAGATGTTGAGCAAAGTCACGCAGTGATAAATATTTTCTACTGAAAAGGAGTTCTGTAGAAAATGCTCTTTACAAAGTGGCGATTTTTGTTTAATATCGTTTCTAACAGTAGAAATCCGTCCTTTGTTAAGGTGGATTTGAAAGAAGGCCCTGCAGCGATGCGGGGCTTTTTGCGTTTTAAGCACGACCTTTCTGAAAGCGTCCTATCACCAATCACCAGAACACATCCAGATACCCTTGCTCATTCGTGGTGACGGGATAGGACGCTGCCAAAAAAGAAAACCAGCGCTTGGCTGGGCTTCGTGAGAATGGGCGGCAAGAGACTGCACTAACAGCCTCCTGCCTGATTTGCTCATGCCATTAGTCACGAACAAACCACGTTACTAATCACTGTATCCTGGATTTGTTCTTTCCAATATCAACCAATTCATAACATTGAACAAATCCTCACGGTCGTGAGGTAAGACATGAAAAAGATGCCAGAAAAACATGATCTGTTAACCGCCATGATGGCGGCAAAGGAACAGGGCATCGGGGCAATCCTTGCGTTTGCAATGGCGTACCTTCGCGGTCAGTATAATGGCGGTGCGTTTAAGAAAACACTAATAGACGCAACGATGTGCGCCATTATCGCCTGGTTCATTCGTGACCTTTTAGTCTTCGCCGGACTGAGTAGCAATCTTGCTTACATAGCGAGTGTATTTATCGGCTACATCGGCACAGACTCGATTGGTTCGCTAATCAAACGCTTCGCTGCTAAAAAAGCCGGAGTCGATGATGCAAATCAGCAGTAACGGAATCACCAGATTAAAACGTGAAGAGGGCGAGAGACTAAAAGCCTATCCAGATAGCAGGGGGATACCAACCATTGGGGTTGGACATACCGGAAAAGTGGATGGTAATCCTGTCGTGTCAGGGATGACAATCACATCCGAAAAATCGTCTGAACTGCTTAAAGAGGATTTGCAGTGGGTTGAAGATGCGATAAGTAGTCTTGTTCGCGTCACGCTGAATCAGAACCAGTATGATGCACTATGTAGTCTTATATTCAATATAGGTAAATCAGCATTTGCTGGCTCTACCGTTCTGCGCCAGTTGAATTTAAAGAATTACCAGGCAGCAGCAGATGCTTTCCTGCTATGGAAAAAAGCTGGTAAAGACCCTGATATTCTCCTTCCACGGAGGCGGCGAGAAAGAGCGCTGTTCTTATCGTGAGTCGTATTAAGGCAATTATTGCGTCTGTCATTATCTGCATCATTGTCTGCCTGTCATGGGCTGTTAATCATTACCGTGATAACGCCATCGCCTACAAAGAGCAGCGTGATAAAGCCACATCCATCATCGCTGATATGCAGAAGCGTCAACGAGATGTAGCAGAACTCGATGCCAGATACACGAAGGAGCTTGCTGATGCTAACGCGACTATCGAAACTCTCCGTGCTGATGTTTCTGCTGGTCGTAAGCGCCTGCAAGTCGCCGCCACCTGTCCAAAGTCAACGACCGGAACCAGCGGCATGGGCGATGGAGAAAGCCCAAGACTTACAGCAGATGCTGAACTCAATTATTACCGTCTCAGAAGTGGAATCGACAAGATAACCGCGCAGGTTAACTACCTGCAGGAGTACATCAGGAGTCAGTGCTTAAAATAATTTTAATTTCACTGAAATTTAACAAGTGACTTTCAGGAAAATGCCTCGCAGATGCGGGGCGTTTTTGTATAGGTGTTTCACCGCGCACCGCAGCGCACAACAACCACCGAACCTGACCCTTTGGAATGGGCCTTTGAGGATACCAGTTAGTGCTGGCGAGCCTCGGTGGGCTGGTTTCCTGTGCGGCAAAGGTTCATTTCAAAGAAGAAGGCAACGCCATGAATGAATTAATTGCGAATCATGACTTCGACTTTCGCCAGTTAGTTACCGCAGCAGAAGGTCAACCGGTAACTGACACCTTCCAGATTGCTAAGGCATTTGGTAAGCGTCACTCGGACGTATTGAGGGCGCTGAAAAATTGTCATTGCTCTGAAGATTTCCGGAGAGCGCATTTTTGCGTTTCCGAAAAAATCAATAACTTAGGGATTTTCGATAAGAAGCAGATTTACTACCGCATGGACTTTAGCGGATTCGTTATGCTGGTCATGGGATTTAATGGCGCAAAAGCCGACGCCGTTAAAGAGGCCTATATAAATGCCTTTAACTGGATGTCAGCAGAACTCCGTAAGTACAGCGAAAGTTATGAAGCAGAACGCAACGCCATAATGCTGGAGTATATGAAAGAGAAGGATGTCGCCAGCATGTCTGGCCGCCTGCTCAATCGCTGGGGAAAAATTAAGAAGCCTCAGCTACTGGCGAGAATTGAACGCCTTGAACAGCACGGGCAAACCGTAATCCCGGGGCTCACTAATTAACGGCAGTACAGCGACATAACCCAAGCCAGTAAGTGGGGAAATAACACTGGCAGCCACTGAAAGATGAACCTCCCGCCTTATGGCAAAAAAGATTCTTTGCGGTGGCGGACTGATGGAAAGACATCGGTTATTGCAGAGACCATTCAATGAGTGGTCTCGACAATGGCTTATACCCTACACGGGATAGCTTAACTGATATCCCTTTTAACGGATAAACGGAGCCAACAATGGCAGAGATTATTCCCATGACTGAAGAACAGAAATTCCAGTTAGAGATTTACAAACTGGTCATGAACCAGAACGCAGCCGCAGAGGAAGCATTTCAATTCATTGGCACTGACGAACTGAAGCTTGAGCTATTCAAAATTCACTTCCAGTCAGGCGGCGCTAATTCGGATATCACGATCCGCACATTCGAAGCAGTGCGTAAATCTAAGGAAGCGTTAGACCTGTTCACTACCGGAGCATGATGTGAGTTGCGTAATCAATTTGGGTAAGGAGAAGAAATTCCCAATTACTCAAGAGCTATACGAGCGGCTGGAAAGCGTCATTCATGATTACGATGGTGAAATCAGTTTATGTGAGGCAGTTGGCACACTCGAATTGCTGAAGCAGTTATTGATTGAAGGCGCGAAAGAGCAATCAACCTGAAATAACAATTAAGTGAGACGAATATGGCAGCACCAAAGGGCAACCGATTTTGGGAGGCCCGCAGTAGTCATGGGCGAAACCCTAAATTCGAATCGCCTGAGGCGCTGTGGGCTGCTTGTTGTGAATACTTCGAGTGGGTGGAAGCTAACCCACTATGGGAGATGAAGGCTTTCTCATATCAGGGAGAAGTTACACAAGAGCCTATCGCCAAGATGAGGGCAATGACCATCACTGGGCTAACGCTATTCCTCGATGTGACGCTTGAAACATGGCGCACATATCGAATGCGAGAAGATTTATCTGAGGTCGTTACGCGAGCAGAGCAAATCATCTACGACCAGAAATTCTCCGGCGCAGCCGCTGACCTTCTCAACGCTAACATCATAGCCCGTGATTTGGGCCTCAAAGAGCAGTCGCAAGTTGAAGACGTGACACCTGATAAGGGAGATCGCGATAAGCGCCGCTCTCGTATCAAGGAGCTATTCAACCGTGGAACTGGACGCGATTCTTGATAACCTGAGCGACGAAGAGCAAATCGAATTGCTCGAGCTACTCGAAGAAGAAGAGAACTACCGGAACACACACCTGCTATATGAATTTACGCCATACAGCAAACAGCGTGAGTTCATAGACGCCGGGCATGACTATCCAGAGCGATGTTTTATGGCTGGTAACCAGCTTGGTAAGTCATTTACTGGCGCTGCTGAAGTCGCGTTTCACCTTACAGGGCGATACCCGGGAACGAAAGGTTATCCTGCTGATGGCAAATATGGCGGAGAGTGGAAAGGTAAGCGTTTCTATGAGCCAGTTGTCTTCTGGATTGGCGGTGAAACAAACGAGACTGTAACCAAAACGACTCAACGCATCCTGTGCGGGCGTATCGAAGAGAATGATGAGCCTGGCTACGGTTCAATACCGAAAGAGGACATCATTAGCTGGAAGAAGTCTCCTTTCTTTCCGAACCTTGTTGATCATCTTCTGGTTAAGCATCACACGGCTGATGGTGTTGAAGATGGCATTTCAATCTGCTACTTCAAGCCATACTCGCAAGGCCGTGCACGCTGGCAGGGTGACACAATCCACGGCGTGTGGTTTGACGAAGAGCCACCATACAGCATTTATGGCGAAGGTCTTACCCGTACAAACAAATACGGGCAATTCTCAATTCTAACGTTTACCCCGCTGATGGGGATGTCTGACGTTGTTACCAAGTTCCTGAAGAATCCCAGCAAGTCGCAGAAAGTGGTCAACATGACCATCTATGACGCTGAGCACTACACCGACGAGCAGAAAGAGCAAATCATCGCATCCTATCCTGAGCATGAGAGAGAGGCGCGTGCTCGCGGTATTCCTACGATGGGTAGCGGTCGAATATTCCAGATACCGGAAGAGACGATTAAGTGCCAGCCATTCGAATGCCCGGATCACTTCTATGTTATCGACGCTCAGGACTTCGGCTGGAACCACCCGCAAGCTCACATTCAGCTTTGGTGGGACAAAGACGCAGATGTTTTCTATCTGGCGCGTGTGTGGAAGAAATCAGAGAACACCGCAGTTCAGGCATGGGGTGCTGTTAAGTCGTGGGCTAACAAAATACCTGTCGCGTGGCCTCATGACGGTCACCAACACGAAAAGGGCGGTGGTGAGCAACTTAAAACCCAATATGCGGATGCCGGGTTCTCTATGCTTCCCGATCACGCAACGTTCCCGGATGGCGGTAACTCAGTAGAGTCAGGCATTAGTGAGCTTCGTGACCTGATGCTTGAAGGAAGATTCAAAGTATTCAACACATGCGAACCATTCTTTGAAGAGTTCCGCCTCTATCATCGCGACGAGAACGGCAAGATCGTCAAGACCAACGATGATGTGCTCGATGCTACTCGCTACGGCTACATGATGCGCCGCTTCGCCAGGATGATGCGCGATATCAGAAAGCCGAAAGAAAAGAAAATTCCCGCACCGATTAGACCAGTACGCAGAGGACGATAATGGCCGACAATGAAAACAGGCTGGAGAGTATCCTGTCGCGCTTTGATGCGGACTGGACAGCCAGTGATGAAGCCAGACGAGAGGCAAAGAACGACCTGTTCTTCTCCCGCGTATCTCAGTGGGATGACTGGCTATCACAATACACAACCCTGCAATATCGCGGGCAGTTCGATGTAGTGCGCCCAGTCGTGCGCAAGCTCGTTTCTGAGATGCGTCATAACCCTATTGATGTTCTGTATCGTCCAAAGGACGGAGCAAGCCCTGATGCCGCTGATGTGCTTATGGGTATGTATCGCACAGACATGCGACACAATACGGCAAAAATCGCGGTCAACGTCGCTGTTCGTGAGCAGATTGAAGCAGGTGTAGGTGCGTGGCGTCTGGTCACTGACTACGAAGACCAAAGTCCAACGAGCAACAATCAGGTTATCCGTCGAGAGCCTATCCATAGTGCCTGTTCCCATGTTATATGGGACAGCAACAGCAAGCTGATGGATAAGTCTGACGCCCGTCACTGCACAGTTATCCACTCAATGAGCCAGAATGGTTGGGAGGATTTCGCAGAAAAATACGACCTCGATGCGGATGATATTCCATCATTCCAGAACCCCAACGATTGGGTATTTCCATGGCTGACGCAGGACACAATTCAGATCGCTGAGTTTTACGAAGTGGTCGAGAAGAAAGAGACGGCGTTTATCTACCAAGACCCGGTTACGGGTGAGCCGGTAAGCTACTTTAAGCGCGATATTAAAGACGTCATCGATGACCTGGCTGATAGTGGATTTATCAAAATTGCAGAGCGCCAGATTAAGCGTCGCCGGGTATACAAATCGATTATCACCTGCACTGCTGTACTCAAAGACAAGCAGCTCATTGCTGGCGAGCATATCCCCATTGTTCCGGTGTTCGGAGAGTGGGGCTTCGTTGAAGATAAAGAAGTGTATGAGGGTGTCGTCCGCCTGACAAAAGACGGCCAGCGTCTGCGCAACATGATTATGTCGTTCAACGCCGACATCGTGGCCCGCACTCCGAAGAAGAAGCCGTTCTTCTGGCCTGAGCAGATTGCAGGCTTTGAGCATATGTACGACGGTAACGACGATTACCCATACTACCTGCTCAATCGCACTGACGAAAATAGTGGAGACCTTCCGACTCAGCCGCTGGCATATTATGAAAACCCGGAAGTGCCGCAAGCCAACGCCTACATGCTGGAAGCAGCAACCAGCGCAGTAAAAGAGGTTGCCACTCTCGGAGTTGATACAGAAGCGGTAAATGGCGGACAGGTTGCGTTTGATACCGTCAATCAACTGAATATGAGGGCTGACCTTGAGACATACGTGTTTCAGGATAATCTGGCTACCGCCATGCGCCGTGACGGAGAGATTTACCAGTCGATAGTTAATGACATCTACGATGTTCCTCGCAACGTTACGATTACCCTTGAGGATGGCAGCGAGAAAGATGTTCAGCTAATGGCTGAGGTTGTTGACCTTGCTACTGGAGAAAAGCAGGTACTAAACGATATCAGGGGGCGCTATGAGTGCTACACGGATGTTGGACCATCATTCCAGTCCATGAAGCAGCAAAACCGCGCAGAAATTCTTGAGTTGCTCGGCAAGACGCCACAGGGAACGCCAGAATATCAACTGCTGTTGCTTCAGTACTTCACCCTGCTTGATGGTAAAGGTGTTGAGATGATGCGTGACTATGCAAACAAGCAGCTTATTCAGATGGGCGTTAAGAAGCCAGAAACGCCCGAAGAGCAGCAATGGTTAGTAGAGGCGCAACAAGCCAAACAAGGTCAACAAGACCCGGCAATGGTTCAGGCTCAGGGCGTACTCCTGCAGGGGCAGGCTGAACTGGCTAAAGCTCAGAACCAGACGCTGTCCCTGCAAATCGATGCAGCTAAAGTCGAAGCGCAGAACCAGCTTAACGCTGCCAGAATCGCAGAAATCTTCAACAACATGGACCTCAGTAAACAATCTGAGTTTAGAGAGTTCCTTAAAACCGTTGCTTCATTCCAGCAGGACCGCAGCGAAGACGCTCGCGCAAATGCTGAGTTACTCCTTAAAGGCGATGAACAGACGCACAAGCAGCGAATGGACATTGCCAACATCCTGCAATCGCAGAGACAAAATCAACCTTCCGGCAGTGTAGCCGAGACACCTCAATAAGAGAGAGTTAATCATGGAACCAACCACCGAAATTCAGGCAACTGAAGACTTAACCCTGTCCGGCGATCATGCAGCGGCATCTGCTGATAGCTTAGTTGTCGATAATGCCAACGACAATGCAGGTCAGGAAGAGGGCTTTGAGATTGTCCTGAAGGACGATGAGACAGCACCAAAACAAGACCCGGCAAAGAACGCAGAATTCGCCCGCCGCCGCATCGAGCGCAAACGACAGCGCGAGCTTGAGCAGCAGATGGAGGCAGTTAAACGCGGAGAATTGCCGGAGAGTTTACGGGTAAACCCTGACCTTCCTCCTCAGCCAGACATTAACGCCTATCTGTCAGAAGAAGGCATGGCTAAATATGACTACGACAACAGCCGTGCGCTTGCCGCTTTCAATGCTGCTAATACCGAATGGCTAATGAAAGCGCAGGACGCCCGCAGCAATGCCGTAGCAGAACAGGGCCGCAAGACTCAGGAGTTTACCCAGCAATCAGCGCAATACGTCGAAGCTGCCCGCAAACACTATGACGCGGCGGAAAAGCTCAACATCCCTGACTATCAGGAGAAAGAAGACGCATTTATGCAACTGGTTCCGCCTGCGGTTGGGGCCGACATTATGCGCCTGTTCCCGGAAAAGTCCGCCGCGCTCATGTATCACCTGGGGGCAAACCCGGAGAAAGCCCGCCAGTTACTGGCGATGGATGGGCAGTCCGCGCTGATTGAACTCACTCGACTATCCGAACGCTTAACTCTCAAGCCTCGCGGTAAACAAATCTCTTCCGCTCCCCCTGCTGACCAGCCGATTACCGGTGATGTCAGCGCAGCAAATAAAGATGCCATTCGTAAACAAATGGATGCTGCTGCGAGCAAGGGAGATGTGGAAACCTACCGCAAGCTAAAGGCAAAACTTAAAGGAATCCGATAATGGCTTTGAACGAAGGTCAAATTGTTACACTGGCGGTAGATGAAATCATCGAAACCATCTCCGCAATCACTCCAATGGCGCAGAAAGCCAAGAAATACACCCCGCCTGCTGCTTCTATGCAGCGCTCCAGCAATACCATCTGGATGCCTGTAGAGCAAGAGTCACCCACTCAGGAGGGCTGGGATTTAACTGATAAAGCGACAGGGTTACTGGAACTTAACGTCGCGGTAAACATGGGAGAGCCGGATAACGACTTCTTCCAGTTGCGTGCTGATGACTTGCGAGACGAAACTGCGTATCGTCGCCGCATCCAGTCTGCCGCTCGCAAGCTGGCGAACAACGTTGAGTTGAAAGTCGCAAACATGGCCGCCGAGATGGGTTCGCTGGTTATCACCTCCCCTGATGCCATCGGCACTAATACCGCAGACGCCTGGAACTTTGTGGCCGACGCAGAAGAAATCATGTTCTCCCGCGAACTTAACCGCGACATGGGGACATCGTACTTCTTCAACCCTCAGGACTACAAAGAAGCGGGTTACGACCTGACCAAGCGTGACATCTTCGGGCGTATTCCTGAAGAAGCATACCGAGATGGCACCATTCAGCGTCAGGTCGCTGGCTTCGATGATGTCCTGCGCTCTCCGAAACTTCCTGTGCTGACCAAATCCACCGCAACTGGCATCACTGTATCCGGTGCGCAGTCCTTCAAGCCTGTCGCATGGCAACTGGATAACGATGGCAACAAAGTTAACGTTGATAACCGTTTTGCTACCGTCACCCTGTCTGCAACTACCGGCATGAAACGCGGCGACAAAATTTCGTTTGCTGGCGTTAAGTTCCTTGGTCAGATGGCTAAGAACGTACTGGCTCAGGATGCGACTTTCTCCGTAGTCCGCGTTGTTGACGGTACTCATGTTGAAATCACGCCGAAGCCGGTAGCGCTGGATGATGTTTCCCTGTCTCCGGAGCAGCGTGCCTACGCCAACGTTAACACCTCGCTGGCTGATGCAATGGCAGTGAACATTCTGAACGTTAAAGACGCTCGCACTAATGTGTTCTGGGCTGACGATGCTATTCGTATCGTGTCTCAGCCGATTCCGGCTAACCATGAACTTTTTGCAGGTATGAAAACTACCTCATTCAGCATCCCTGATGTTGGCCTGAACGGTATCTTCGCTACGCAGGGTGATATTTCCACCCTGTCCGGCCTGTGCCGTATTGCGCTGTGGTACGGCGTAAACGCGACACGACCGGAGGCAATCGGTGTTGGCCTGCCTGGTCAGACTGCGTAACTAACAGGGGCTGCGGCCCCTTTCTTTATGGAGTGGATATGAAAATAGCAATCTATAAGCCCGGTGGAAGCATCATGGTATGGGGCGTCATGGCTCAGATGAAGGTCATCGACTCCAGCGAACTTCCGGAATATGTCAAAGATGGCTGGCTTGATCATCCATCAAAGCTGCTGCCCGTGGAAGCAGATGATGTTAAGCCACGCAAAGGCCGCAAGCCTAAGGCGGTAAGCGATGCAGATAAAGACTAAAGGCGATCTGGTCAGGGCTGCGCTTCGTAAGTTGGGCGTGGCATCAGATGCAACCCTTACCGATGTCGAACCTCAGTCTATGCAGGATGCCGTTGATGATCTGGAAGCGATGATGGCGGAGTGGTATCAGGACGGGAAAGGCATCATTACCGGCTATGTATTCTCAGATGATGACAATCCTCCTGCTGAAGGTGACGACCATGGCCTTCGCTCCAGTGCAGTCAGCGCCGTATTCCATAATCTGGCCTGCCGCATTGCTCCTGATTATGCGCTTGAGGCTACTGCCAAAATTATCGCCACTGCTAAATACGGAAAAGAGCTTCTCTATAAGCAAACCGCCATTTCCAGAGCCAAACGAGCACCTTACCCGTCACGCATGCCGACAGGCAGTGGAAACAGTTTCGCCAATCTGAACGAATGGCATTATTTCCCCGGAGAACAGAATGCCGATTCAACAACTCCCCATGATGAAGGGAATGGGTAAAGACTTCAAGAACGCCGATTATATCGACTATCTGCCAGTGAATATGCTGGCAACACCCAAAGAAATCCTTAACAGCAGCGGCTATCTCCGCTCATTCCCCGGCATTACCAAACGTTATGATATGAACGGCGTATCGCGTGGAGTTGAGTACAACACCGCTCAGAATGCTGTTTATCGTGTTTGTGGTGGCAAGCTCTACAAAGGAGAAAGCGAAGTTGGTGATGTTGCCGGAAGTGGTCGCGTATCAATGGCACATGGTCGGACATCACAGGCGGTAGGCGTTAATGGCCAACTGGTCGAGTATCGCTATGATGGCACGGTTAAAACCGTCTCAAACTGGCCTGCAGACAGCGGATTCACGCAGTATGAGTTAGGTTCAGTGCGTGACATTACGCGCTTACGTGGGCGTTATGCGTGGTCAAAAGACGGCACTGATTCATGGTTTATCACTGACCTCGAAGATGAATCGCATCCTGACCGCTACAGCGCACAATATCGCGCAGAGTCGCAGCCTGACGGCATCATCGGCATCGGAACATGGAGAGACTTCATCGTCTGCTTTGGTTCGTCAACGATAGAGTATTTCTCACTGACAGGCGCAACCACCGCTGGCGCTGCGTTGTATGTCGCACAGCCATCGTTGATGGTACAGAAGGGCATTGCCGGAACATACTGTAAAACGCCGTTCGCTGATTCATACGCCTTTATCAGTCATCCGGCTACTGGCGCACCTTCCGTCTACATCATCGGCTCAGGGCAGGCATCGCCAATTGCGACCGCCAGTATTGAGAAAATTATCCGCTCATATACCGCTGAAGAAATGGCGACGGGTGTGATGGAGACTTTGCGCTTCGATTCTCATGAGCTTCTGATTATTCATCTCCCTCGCCATGTTCTGGTTTACGACGCATCGTCCAGCCAGAACGGACCTCAGTGGTGTGTGCTGAAAACCGGGCTTTACGATGATGTATATCGCGGCGTCGACTTCATGTACGAAGGAAACCAGATAACGTGCGGCGACAAATCAGAAGCGGTGGTCGGACAATTGCAATTCGACATCAGCAGCCAGTACGACAAACAACAAGAACACCTACTGTTTACGCCCCTTTTCAAAGCAGATAACGCCAGATGCTTCGACCTTGAGGTTGAATCATCCACTGGTGTTGCTCAATACGCTGACCGCCTGTTCCTGTCTGCAACAACTGACGGCATCAATTACGGTCGTGAACAGATGATTGAGCAGAACGAGCCGTTTGTGTACGACAAGCGCGTTTTATGGAAACGTGTTGGGCGCATTCGTCGATTAATCGGATTCAAACTGCGAGTAATCACCAAATCACCAGTAACACTATCCGGGTGTCAAATTCGTCTGGAGTAAAATATGGCAGACCCGTCACTTAATAATCCTGTCGTTATTCAGGCCACCCGTCTCGACGCTTCAATTCTTCCCCGTAACGTCTTTAGCAAGTCTTATCTGCTCTATGTAATCGCGCAGGGAACTGACGTTGGTGCTATTGCAGGAAAGGCAAACGAAGCTGGACAGGGTGCTTATGACGCACAGGTAAAAAATGATGAGCAGGATGTAGAGCTTGCAGACCATGAAGCAAGAATTAAGCAACTGCGCATCGATGTAGATGATCACGAAAGTCGCATTACTGCGAACACTAAGGCAATTACTGCGCTGAATGTCAGGGTAACTACCGCTGAAGGAGAAATTGCCTCCTTGCAGACTAATGTTAGTGCTCTTGATGGCAGGGTTACGACTGCCGAGAACAATATTTCGGCATTGCAGGCTGACTACGTATCTAAAACCGCCACTACATCTCAATCGCTGGCTTCACCCCTCAACGTGACAACGTCATATTCAGTCGGCGGAAAGAAGGTTGTCGGCGCTCGCCAGACTGGATGGACCGCGGCAACAGGTACGGCGAATAAAGGCGTATTCGATGCTGACCTGACATTCGCCGTTAGCGATACTTACACGCAATCTGAAATCCAGGCTATAGCCAATGCTCTAATTACTGAGCGTCGGCGCACTAAGGCTTTGGAAGACGCCTTGCGTGCACATGGGTTGATTGATTAATGATTACATTCACTCCAACACGCAACATCGACCTGATAGAAATGGTTGGCAACCACCCCGACATCATTGCCGGAAGCAACAACGGTGACGGATACGACTACAAGCCTGAGTGTCGTTACTTTGAAGTGAACGTACATGGTCAGTTCGGTGGCATCGTGTATTACAACGAGATTCAGCCGATGACCTTTGACTGCCACGCCATGTACCTGCCTGAGATTCGCGGATTCAGTAAGGAAATCGGACTGGCGTTCTGGCGATATATTCTCACCAATACCACCGTTCAGTGCGTCACATCGTTCGCTGCGCGCAAATTCCGCCACGGTCAGATGTATTGCGCAATGATTGGCCTTAAGCGTGTAGGAACCATCAAGAAATACTTCAAAGGCGTGGATGACGTGACGTTTTACAGCGCCACACGCGAAGAACTAATCGACTTCCTGAATCACGGGAGATAAACATGTTATATGCATTTAAGCTGGGCAGAAAACTGCGTGGTGAGGAACCTCTTTGCCCTGAAAAAGGCGGAAAAGGTGGCGCAGATAAAAGCGCAAAGTATGCAGCAGAAGCGCAAAAGTATGCCGCCGACCTGCAAAACCAGCAGTTCAACACCATCATGAACAACCTGAAGCCGTTTACTCCTCTCGCAGATAAGTATATCGGCAGTCTTGAAGGTTTATCGTCTCTCGAAGGTCAGGGGCAGGCGCTTAATAATTACTATAACTCCCAACAATACCAGGACCTTGCGGGGCAGGCTCGCTATCAGAATTTGGCAGCGGCAGAAGCAACAGGTGGCCTTGGTTCTACAGCGACCAGTAACCAGCTTTCAGCAATCGCCCCAACACTTGGTCAGCAATGGCTGTCAGGTCAGATGAATAACTATCAGAACCTTGCAAATATTGGTCTTGGTGCGCTTCAGGGGCAGGCAAACGCCGGACAGACATATGCCAACAATATGAGTCAGATTTCACAGCAAAGCGCGGCTCTTGCAGCGGCAAATGCCAACAGACCATCAGCTATGCAATCTGCTATTGGCGGAGGTGCGTCTGGTGCGATTGCTGGGGCTGGACTTGCGAAATTAATTGGTTCATCAACTCCGTGGGGTGCTGCCATCGGCGGCGGTCTTGGTCTGCTTGGCTCGTTGTTTTAAGGGGTAATCATGGCTACGTGGCAACAGGGTATTAATTCTGGTGGTTTTCTGGCTGGCATCGGTACGCAAAATGAGAATGCGCCAAAGGCAAGCGACATTAACGCAACGCTTGGTCTGATCCGCGAAAACAATGAGTTGGCTCGCTCAGGTGCAAATAACGTTGGTCTGACCGCGTTACGTGGTCTGGCTGGAGTTGCTGATATTTACAAGCAGGAACAGCAACAGAAAGCGCTAAACGCATTCAACCAGGTTCATGCCAACGCATGGGCTACTGGTGACAATTCAGGAATCATCAAGTTCGCGCAGGAAAACCCGGCGTTTGTTGCGCAGGCACAGCAGGCGTTTTCCGGTCTTAATGAGCAGCAGCGTAACGATATGGGCGATTTGGCTATGAAGGCTAACGTCGCTCTTTCTCAGGGGCCGGAAGCCTACAGTAAATTCATTACTGACAACAAGGACAGGTTAAATCGTGTTGGCGCTAATCCAGACTGGATGATACAGACTGGAGTACAGAATCCAGAACAGCTATCACACATGTTGACTACGATGTCTCTCGGTGCGCTTGGGCCAGAAAAGGCGTTTGCTGTTCAGGATAAGATGGCTGGTCGTGAGATTGACCGAGGCAGGCTGGCTGAAACAATCCGCAGCAATAAAGCAGGGGAAGGTCTTCAGGCTCGCGGGCAAAATATTACTATGCGCGGACAAGACATGTCAGCATCTACAGCCCGCCGCGGCCAGGATTTGGCAATGCAAAGGGCAAACGCCAGAACGATATCAGGAGTCGACGGGAATCGGGTCGTTCAGCTTGCAGATGGTAGAACAGTCAACATTGACGGAAAACTTCACGGCGCAGGGGCTAATGCATTTTACGAAGGTATTGACGATAACGGCAATATGGTTCGTGTCCCGGCAAGTGCTATTGCAGCACCTCCAACGTCTGCAGCAAGCGCACAGAACTACGCGATGAAGAAAGACATTGACGCAATCGCAAATGCAGATGCTTCTGCTCTCGATTTCATGACTGGCATGACTGGCGGAGCAGGAAATCCGGCAATTGGTGCAGATGTTCGCAGCCGACTCACAGGCAAAGAACAACGACAGTTATATAACTCCGCACAACGTATTCAGGGAAGAATGCAGAATCAGGGCGTGGCAGCAGCAAGAGATATGGGCGCTAGCGGTATCAACACCATTGCAGAAGCGAAGATGTATTTTCAGGGGATGCCGCAGGTTGACTACTCAAGCCCGGAGGCTATGCGGCAGTCGATTCGTGAGATTCAGGAATACACCAACAATTATAACCAGCAGTACAACGTTAATGTTGATAATGGTGGGAAGAAATCATCAAGGCAGCAGCCAGCGACTCAGCAATCAGGCGGAGGAAGCTACACGTCTAAATCTGGCATTAAATTCACGGTGGAATAATGAAAGTTACAGCCAACGGTAAGACATTCACCTTTCCTGATGGTACAAGCACGGAAGATATTGGCGCCGCCATTGATGAGTATTTTGCTGGTCAGGCTGTTCAGCAACAAACTGTCAGCCAGGATAGCAATGAACCAGCACGTGAAGAACCATCATTGATGCAACAAGCTGGCGATTGGCTCACTGGTGGTCAAAGTGCAGGGCAAATTGCAGAACAGGCTGGTCGCGGTCTGGTAAACGTACCATTCGACGTATTACAGGGCGGAGCAAGCCTGATTAACGCAATCAGCCTAGGGTTAGGAGGCCCTAAAGTGCTGGATGACGTGTACCGTCCAGTTGTCCGTCCGACAGATCCATATGCTCAGGCAGGGGAGACTATTGGTGGATATCTTGTTCCCGGCGCTGGCGTGGCGGGGAATATGGCTATCGGTTCAGTCGCTGAGGCCGCTAATCAGCAAGGTGATTTTGCTAGTAATGTTGCAAAAAATGCCGCCATCAACCTTGGGGCACAAGGGGCTTTATCGGCTGTTGCAAAAGGGATAGGAAGAGGAGTGACAGCACTTCGAGGTGATATTTCTCCAGATGTAGCAAAGACTATCGCCAATGCTGAATCAATGGGCATAACGCCAATGACGTCAGACCTGATTAAGCCTGGTAATGCTTTGACGAGAGGTATTCAGCAAAGCGGAGAAGGAGCCATTCTTGGAACTGGAGCAAAGAGGGAGGCTCAGCAAGCCGCGAGAAGTGACGCTGTCTCAAATTACCTGAATAAGTTTGGCGAGTATAATGCTGATGATGTTGTAAAATCACTTACCAGCACACTCAAAGGCCGCAGGGAAGTTGCCGGAAAAGTGCTGGAAGATATCACTCAGAAAATGGGTTCAACTCCAGTTCCAACATCTAATGCAGTTACTGCCATCGATGATAGCTTGGCTAAGCTTAATCGTCTTGGAACATCAGCCGATAAGAATCTGGTAAGCACCTTGGAAAATCTTAAAGCAGAGTTATCAAACCCAAGCATAGATTTTGACCTGTTGAAGCAGCATAGAACTGCATTCAGATCAAATGTACAAGGTGATGCAATGGTGTTTCCTAACCAAGCTAAGGCGATAACAAATTCGATTGAGAATGCCATGAGCCGCGACCTAAAGAATGCTGTTGGTAAAACACTTGGTGCTCAGGATGCAGCTAGATATATCAAGGCTAATTCTGATTATTCAAATATCTATAACAAGGTTTTGAATAAAAGAATAGCTACTAAGCTTAATGATGCTACCAACCAGGCAACGCCAGAGTTAATTAATAGTGTGGTCTACAGTAGAAATGCGTCAGACATAAAGCGTATATGGCCTGCCCTTGATAGCAAAGGTAAGGATGCCATGAGAGCTGCATACGTTAGCAAGATCGCAGAAAAGGCGGGCGACTCTCCAGCTAAATTCATCACAGAGGTTAACAAGCTGAAGAGACAGGCTGGCGGTGAGATTTATAACACCGTATTCAATGGACAGCACATGAAAGAGTTAAATGCTCTTCATGACGTGCTTAGGGAAACTGCAAGGGCTGATATTGCTGGAGTCGTCACCCAGACAGGCCAGTCTCTTGCTAATAACATCAGGCTAGGGGCTGGCCTTTTCTCTGGAGGCACGTCAATAGGTGGTGAGGCTGGATTTGGATTGATGATGCGCCTGTATGAGTCAAAGCCAGCTCGTAATATGCTTCTCCGCCTTGCAAACACCAAACCTGGAACACCTGCATATGAGCGAGCTCTGAATCAGGCAGCTACGGCTGTAAGGCCGCTACTGTCTAACCAGGCAACACAGCAGTGATTAAACGCCATGGATGGCTATTTAATTCTCTTTTCAATAGCTGCAATTATTCCTTTTCCTGATGTTTCAGGAGATTTTGTAGCCATATAAGACGAAAAAATCATGTCCGTCATTCTTTCATAACTTACTATTTCCCACTTAGCCAGTGCATTGGACAGTTTGTAGTTGTCATCAGTTAGTGCCCTTATGGAATTTTTTAAGTGTTTATTCTCTTCTGTTAATCGCGCAATTTTTGTATCAATTTCATGTGAGCGATCTAATTCCTTAACCTGTTTCTTGAGGGAAACTAACCCTGCATATAGTACGCAACAGGATATCCCAAGAGCGAGTACGATTATTTCTAACACACCAACCTCCTTAGTTTTGAGCAGGATACCATGAAAAAAGGAAACATCTTTTGCCTACTTCACATTTGAATGGTTTGTCATTAGGATGTTTCCGGTTCTTTAAATATGGAAATTGATATGAAGAGGATTATCGGCGTCGTTGCTGGCGCTATATTGTTATCTGGGTGCGCAACTATTGTTGGTGACGAAACACAGCTCGTGCAAGTGAACAGCAATCCTTCCGGTGCGAGCTTTAAAGTAAAAGACGAATCAGGCGTGATTGTTGCGCAAGGCAAGACCCCGCAAGGAGTAACTCTTGCCAAGTCAGATGGTAGTTATTTTGGCAAAAAGAGCTACCAGATCACTATGGAGAAGGATGGGTACGAACCAGTTACGCTGCCAATCAAAGCCAATGCTAATGGTTGGTATATTGGTGGGAACCTTGTGTTTGGTGGGTTAATTGGTTGGCTTGCTGTAGATCCATTTAATGGTGGGATGTATACCTTGAAGCCAAAAGAGGCAAACGCATCTCTTATACCATCAACAAAGCAAGACTAATAAATAGGACCCACCCTCAGGTGGGTTTTTTGTACAAATCCTTCAGCGTATCAAACACCATCTTCTTAACAAGCTCTGACTGCTCATCAGCGAGTCGTTCTGCATCGTTGCGATATCCAGTCACAGGCGATGGTTTTGATAGAGCATCTTGGACGATTTGTAACAACTCGGAGTTCATTGATCTCCCATTCGCCTCCGCCCTGAATTTTAATTTCTCCCTGACTTCCATAGGCATACGGAAGTTAAAGTGCGGATCATCTCTAGCCATGCCATCACTCCAAGTTAGTGTATTGACATGATAGAAGCACTCTACTATATTCTCAATAGGTCCACGGTGGACCTGTATTGTGAGGTGAATATGAAAGGAATGAGCAAAATGCCGCAGTTCAATTTGCGGTGGCCTAAAGAAGTATTGGATTTGGTACGCAAGGTAGCGGAAGAGAATGGTCGGTCTGTTAATTCTGAGATTTATCAGCGAGTAATGGAAAGCTTTAAGAAGGAAGGGCGCATTGGCGCGTAAAGTTGAAGCCCCAACTGCGGTAACAGTCAGGGCTTCGGTTGTCAGTAAATCCTTGGAGAAAAACCAACATGAATAGTATAGCAATTTTAGAAGCAGTTAACACCTCTTACGTGCCGTTTAATGGACAGCATGTTCTTACCGCTATGGTGGCTGGAGTTGCCTATGTAGCTATGAAGCCAGTCGTGGATAACATTGGTCTCTCATGGTCATCTCAGGTGCAAAAGCTTCTGAAAATGAAAGATAAATTCAACTATGTCGATATCGACATGGTTGCTGGAGATATGAAGAAACGTCTCATGGGATGCATCCCACTGAAGAAACTTAACGGCTGGCTGTTCAGCATTAACCCTGAGAAAGTTCGTGCAGACATCCGTGACAAACTGATTAAGTACCAGGAAGAATGCTTCACCGTTCTGTATGATTACTGGACGAAAGGTAAGGCTGAAAACCCGCGTAAGAAAACATCTGTCGATGAAAGGACGCCGCTTCGTGATGCTGTAAATATGCTGGTCAGCAAAAAGCATCTGATGTACCCAGAAGCTTATGCAATGATTCATCAGCGTTTCAATGTGGAAAGTATTGAAGAACTGGAAGCGTCTCAGATACCGCTGGCCGTAGAGTACATTCACCGCGTGGTGCTTGAAGGTGAATTCATCGGCAAACAAGAGAAGAAAGCCAACGAGCTTTCTGCAAAAGAAGCAAACAGCCTTGTATGGTTATGGGATTATGCCAACCGCTCACAGGCATTATTCCGCGAACTGTATCCGGCAATGAAACAGATTCAATCTAACTATTCAGGAAAGTGCTACGACTACGGCCATGAGTTCTCGTACATCATTGGAATGGCGAGAGACGTTTTAATTAATCACACGCGAGATGTTGATATTAATGAACCTGACGGGCCAACGAATCTTTCCGCATGGATGAGACTTAAGGATAAAGAGCTTCCACCTTCATTACATCGCTACTGACAGATAACCAACGCAACGACCCAGCTACGGCTGGGTTTTTTATGCACAAAATTCACCGTAGCCACGCTTAGGTAATGAGCTTGAAGGAGAGATCTACAAAAAAATTGTAGGTCGAAAAGCGAACAAAATAACTTCCGAAAAAGTTGTTTTATCTCAAAAAATTCACCGTAGCCATGCTGCGGCGATTCCTTGCATCTGGAGCAAATTAAATGACAGACATCACTGCCAACGTAGTTGTTTCTAACCCTCGTCCAATCTTTACTGAATCCCGTTCGTTTAAAGCTGTTGCTAATGGGAAAATTTACATTGGTCAGATTGATACCGATCCGGTTAATCCTGCCAATCAGATACCCGTATACATTGAAAATGAGGATGGCTCTCACGTACAGATTGCTCAGCCGCTAATTATCAACGCAGCCGGTAAAATCGTATACAACGGCCAACTGGTGAAAATTGTCACCGTTCAGGGTCATAGCATGGCTATCTATGATTCCTATGGTTCTCAGGTTGACTATATTGCTAACGTATTGAAGTACGATCCAGATCAATATTCAATAGAAGCTGATAAAAAATTTAAGTATTCAGTAAAATTATCAGATTATCTAACATTGCAGGATGCTGCATCTGCTGCGGTAGATGGACTTCTCATCGATGTTGATTATCATTTTTATAGTGGAGAGACAGTTGATTTTGGTGGTAAGGCATTAACCATCGACTGTAAAGCAAAATTTATTGGTGATGGAAATCTTATTTTTACGAAATTAGGCAAAGGTTCCCGCATTGCCGGGGTTTTTATGGAAAGCACTACAACACCATGGGTTATCAAGCCTTGGACGGATGACAATCAGTGGCTAACGGATGCCGCAGCGGTCGTTGCCACTTTAAAACAATCTAAAACTGATGGGTATCAGCCAACCGTAAGCGATTACGTTAAATTCCCAGGAATAGAAACGTTACTCCCACCTAATGCAAAAGGGCAAAACATAACGTCTACGTTAGAAATTAGAGAATGTATAGGGGTCGAAGTTCATCGGGCTAGCGGTCTAATGGCTGGTTTTTTGTTTAGAGGGTGTCACTTCTGCAAGATGGTAGACGCCAATAATCCAAGCGGAGGTAAAGATGGCATTATAACCTTCGAAAACCTTAGCGGCGATTGGGGGAAGGGTAACTATGTCATTGGCGGACGAACCAGCTATGGGTCAGTAAGTAGCGCCCAGTTTTTACGTAATAATGGTGGCTTTGAACGTGATGGTGGAGTTATTGGGTTTACTTCATATCGCGCTGGGGAGAGTGGCGTTAAAACTTGGCAAGGTACTGTGGGCTCGACAACCTCTCGCAACTATAATCTGCAATTCCGCGACTCGGTCGTTATTTACCCCGTATGGGACGGATTCGATTTAGGTGCTGACACTGACATGAATCCGGAGTTGGACAGGCCAGGGGACTACCCTATAACCCAATACCCACTGCATCAGTTACCCCTAAATCACCTGATTGATAATCTTCTGGTTCGCGGGGCGTTAGGTGTAGGTTTTGGTATGGATGGTAAGGGCATGTATGTGTCTAATATTACCGTAGAAGATTGCGCTGGGTCTGGCGCGTACCTACTCACCCACGAATCAGTATTTACCAATATAGCCATAATTGACACCAATACTAAGGATTTCCAGGCGAATCAGATTTATATATCTGGGGCTTGCCGTGTGAACGGTTTACGTTTAATTGGGATCCGCTCAACCGATGGGCAGGGTCTAACCATAGACGCCCCTAACTCTACCGTAAGCGGTATAACCGGGATGGTAGACCCCTCTAGAATTAATGTTGCTAATTTGGCAGAAGAAGGGTTAGGTAATATCCGCGCTAATAGTTTCGGCTATGATAGCGCAGCGATTAAACTGCGGATTCATAAGTTATCAAAGACATTAGATAGCGGAGCATTGTACTCCCACATTAACGGGGGGCCCGGTTCTGGCTCAGCGTATACTCAACTTACTGCTATTTCAGGTAGCACACCTGACGCTGTATCATTAAAAATTAACCACAAAGATTGCAGGGGGACAGAGATACCATTTGTTCCTGACATCGCGTCAGATGATTTTATAAAGGATTCCTCATGTTTTTTGCCATATTGGGAAAATAATTCTACTTCTTTAAAGGCTTTAGTGAAAAAACCCAATGGAGAATTAGTTAGATTAACCTTGGCAACACTTTAGATATGTAATAAAAATGGGTGTAAACACCCATTTTTATTTTATGTTAAATATTCTATAGCTAATTAAACCTAACAACTATGGTTTCCCCTACAACACCAATATCGTATACGTTATTACCAGATTTTTTCCACCCATTTTCAAGTTTAACCTCTTTGTCATATAGTCTGTAATTTCTAGAAAACACATTTCTTTGCATTAACACCTCTGACCACATCCAATCATTGTTAATAATGCGTGGTATTAACTCTCTCATTAAAGGATGCTTTATTACTATGTTTTCATTTATTGGTGCATACGGTTCTGTGCCAATGAATTTTATATTTTTCTTGTCTCTTCCAAATCCAAGATAATCTATGTCTTGAGATATTCTATTTACAATGCTTTCCTCAAGCTGAAACTGTGCATTTATGGCATTGTAAGCACCATAAGAAAATATTGTTGATATTAAAAGAATAAAAGAAAAATATATTCTTGATATTAACTGTTTATCTTCAAAAGCATAGAATACGCATAGGCAACAAAAAAACATAAAGCCACCCATACCAATCAATACCCTCGGTGCGTATATTGGTGATTTTAGAAAAATCATTGGTCCAATGATGAAGAACATTGATGCTAATAAAATTAAAACTACTAGCAATAACTTTGTTTTCTTATTTTCATCTCTTTTGATTGCTTTTAAAACTATGACTATCAAAGAAATGATTAGCGCAAAGAATAGCGAGTAGTAGATTAAGTAATTATCGCCATTCAAGATCGTGCTAAACATTCTATAAAATGATAAGACGTTAGAAATTATCCCTTCAAATAAACTTGAGTTTATCTCTATAATCTTACTATGTTCGATATTGTAAGGGCCTGTTACAAGCCTTTTTGCAATAAAGTAAGAATAGGCAAAATATCCTACCATTAAACCAGCGACAGAAGATGCTGTATTTTTTGTGATATTTGAAATTGAGTTTTTCTTAACCACATCTGAAATTATAAAAGCCAACAAGAATATTGCGTAAGTATTCAGCGCAGCCTGATAAAGACTAAGGAATGCAATGGTTAAAATGGATGATATTATGATATTTATAGGCTTGTATTGATAAGCGACATACGATGAGATAATAGATATTGCTACACTCATGCACATTGTTAATGAATCATATCTATATGATAGATTTTCTATAAAGAATGGGTTTGCCAAAATCATCATAAAACAAAGAGATGCTGTGATGTAGTCATCTCCAAACAGCTTTTCCCTGACGCATGATAGTGCCAATGCTAAAATAACTATCCCTAGCATTAAAGGTAGCGGAGAAGCGTCTATAATTGGGATTCCAAAATTAATGATATAGAAAATAAAGTCGGAAAGTGGGCGACCATTGCCTGACCAACCCAACCCGCCATATAAAGACCTACCCAAGTCATCAACGAAAAATGTTTGATGTGTTAATAAAGGAAATGTATATATAATCGCCAATCCAAGAAAGATTGATATAAATAACCTGTCATTACTATTAAATTTCACTTTTAAAACCCTTACGCTTTAATATGTATTTAGGCCGCTGTTTGGTTTCTATGTAAATCCTGCCAATATATTCCCCAAGAATACCTATTCCTATCAATTGAACGCCACCCAGAAAAAGTACAGAAACAAGAAGAGACGGATAGCCAGGAACATTATTTCCAAATATTAATTTATCAATAATCATCCATGCACCGTAAAGGAATGACATACCTGCAATAAACAATCCAATGTAAGTCCATATGCGGAGCGGAAATGTTGAGAAAGAAGTTATTCCTTCCAGAGCCAGATTCCATAATTTCCAGCCATTGAATTTTGAATCGCCGGCAACACGCTCAGCGCGGGCGTATTCAACTACATCAGTCTTGCCGCCCACCCATGACAGAACGCCTTTCATAAACAGATTACGTTCTGGCATCTGTTTAATATTTTCGACAACCTCACGACTCATTAATCGGAAATCACCGACGTTCTCTTCGATTTTCGGATTGCTGATTTTGTTGTGCAGCTTATAAAACCACTCAGCTGTCTTACGCTTCATGCGCCCGTCAGTTGAGCGGTCTGAGCGCTTAGCCAGCACCATATCCGCGCCAGCCTGCCACTTCTCAATGAGATGGGGGATAACTTCTATCGGATCCTGTAAATCGACATCAATAGGAATGACCGCATCCCCGGTTGCATGGTCGAGACCCGCGAAAAGAGCAGGTTCTTTACCGAAGTTTCGCGTAAACGAAAGCGGAATAACGAGCGGATCAGATGCAGCTATTTTGTTAATTATTGATTCAGTCGCATCTTTGCTTCCATCGTTGATGAAAACAATCTCAACTTCATACGGTTTTAGCTCTTCAAACTCGCGAACCGTTTTATAGAAAATAGGTATCGTGGCTTCTTCATTGAAGACCGGAACGACTAACGAGATTTTCATTTCGCATCCCTAAAGACAATGAACTTTGAATAAATGAATCCGCATATCAGGCTGATAGCTGAAAAGGTGATAAGAGTAAGGAGTGGCGGCAGGGAACATTTGTCAGCCATCCAGCCAACAACGGCGCTCAGTGTTCCCATAAATCCCACGTACATCATGTAGCGAAGCGTGGTGGTGCTGGCGTTAAAGGTGAAGCGCGCATTGGCATAGAAGCTGAACGATACGGCGATAACAAAACCGGAAAAGTTCGCCAGCGCCTGATGCGTATGCATCCCATACACACAAAAAGCAAATACGCCCCAATGAATAAGCGTGTTAAGAACACCGATCGATGTGTACTTAGCGAATAACTTCAACATTATGAAAATCAGCGGATTCGGAAAGGTCTGAAGTGTAGCACTACAAATTGTTTTGATCGATACAAGCGATCAATAATGTATAATTTGATAGTTTTTATCTATATAATGCATGTTAATTGATCGTTGTTACCGATCAATTTTTATTGCTGATTGCTAAGTGGTTTGGGACAAAAATGGGACATACAAATCTTTGCATCGGTTTGCAAGGCTTTGCATGTCTTTCGAAGATGGGACGTGTGAGCGCAGGTATGACGTGGTATGTTGTTGACTTAAAAGGTAGTTCTTATAATTCGTAATGCGAAGGTCGTAGGTTCGACTCCTATTATCGGCACCATCTCAATCAAGTAGTAACAAACTTTTCTTTCATAACAATCTTCTCATTTTCTTTCTCGCATACTTGCTTAGCATGGTATAGATGTCTATGAGGACGTCAGTCCGGAAAGCATTCATTCTGCATGGTACGCCTTTCGTTATTCTCAGGGGCTGCTAAGCCTGTGACAACGGGCATCGAAAATAATTTTCGCGGTTATATGATACGTAATAATAATACGTTCTACACATTAATTGAGTCAGATAATGAAAACGTATGGGATATGTCTGTTGAGGAGAAGGGAACTCAACAGAACAAAGATGCCGTGCAAAAAGAAAAATATCAGCTTAATGCTATTTTTGACAATGGTACATGCTGA